GTTAGTCTATCCCAACTCCTGGGAAAGTCCTGGGAAAGTCCCGGGAAAGTCCTGGGAAAGTCTTCCCACGCAAAAAGACCCTCTGCCTAAAACGGCAGGGGGCCTTTCCGTCAAACCTTGAAAGGGGGTCAAAAATAATGAAACGACAACAAACAGAGGCAAACTATAGGAACAATTATATTTTAAATCGAAGACCGGCAAAAGTCAATAGTTTGACAACTGTCAATCTTTTGTATACAATAGGGGTAAAGAAGTGCAAAGAAAGGGAGTGAACATATGAGCGTCTTTTATGATGGCGTCCGCCTTCTTTCCATGAAGGACCTGGACGGAAATAAACCTACCTTCCTTATTTGCACTTCGAACAGAACAGCCGGAAAGACTACTTACTATAATCGTTATTTTATAAACCGTTTCCTGAAGTTCAAGGAAAAGTTCATGCTGATGTACCGCTACAAAACGGAGCTGTCAGACGTCGCGGAAAAGTTCTTCAAGGATATCGGCGGCCTTTTCTTTTCCGACTGGATCATGACAACCAAATCAAAAGCACAGGGCGCCTTTCATACGATCTACTTATCCAGTAAGAAGGATCCTGAGGCGGATCCGATCGAGTGCGGCTATGCCGTCCCGATCAACGGGGCCGACGCCCTTAAAAAGTACTCCCATGAATTCTCAGATGTTCAAAGGGTTATGTTCGATGAGTTCCAGCCGGAGGATAAAGGCACCTACTGTCTGAACGAAGTAAACAAGTTTCTGTCTATCATGACTTCTGTATCCAGAGGCCAGGGGAAGCAGTATCGCTTTGTCCAGTGCTTTCTTATCGGCAACTCGGTTTCTATCCTGAACCCTTACTATATCCGTATGGGAATAACAGAACGGTTGCGCGATGATACAAAATTCTTGCGTGGTCACGGTTGGGTGCTGGAACAGGGTTTTAATGAGGGCGCTTCCCAGGCTATGTTAGAGTCAGGCATAGCAAAAGCCTTTCCTGATTCCGCTTATGTTGCCTATGCCGCTGAGGGGGTGTATCTGAATGATTCCAAAACATTTATTGAGCGTCCCGCCGGTCGGACCCGCTATATTGCTACCATACGTTATCAGGATGTAGACTATGCGATCCGGGAATGTACAGACGCCGGCCTGCTTTATTGCGACAAGTCCATTGACGCAAGCTATAAATTTAAGCTGGCTGTCACAACGCCGGATCACAACATCAACTATATCATCTTAAAGCAGCATGACCGTTTTATATCACAGATGAGGGACTTTTTCGAAAAAGGATGCTTCAGGTTTAAAGATCTTCAATGCAAAGACGCTGTTTTAAAACTTATTTCATATATCTAGGTATCTTCAGTTAACGGACGTATTGCCGGAGCCGGAGCAGCACCCTTGGAATACAGGGCCGGTACGGACTCGGACTTGCTGGCCGCTTTAGGTCCTTTAGCTGATAAAGATATAAAAAGAGCCCGGAGCTTATCGCCCCGGGTTTCTTATTTAATCCATATGCCAGTTAACCGGCATGATTAACCCTGTAATATCATCTCCTTCTGTAATAAGCAGCGCCCCTTTTTTACTCATTGAGAAAAGGAAAGTTACTTCTTCAAGGTTCCAGTATTTTGATATCAGGGTCTTGTCAATATACGCTCTCTCTCCTTTTTCTGACTGGATCTTAGCCAGTGTAAATTTTTTATTTCCCTTATAATCAGCAACAAACGCGCTTACGTCCTCTCCGGTATAGTATCCCTGAACGCCGTTATAAGTGTTTTCTTTAGTCACTTTGTTAAAAATCTCTGTTTCCTTCGAGCTGGCCAGCGCAGCCAGTGAAATATAGAATTCATCCCTTTTGATATAAGCTGCGCAGAATCTGTCAAGGCTGATCCAGGCGCCGACCTTATCAATATAAGCGTTGATATTTTCCGCATTTCCATCTTTTATTAACTGTTTGATGATATCCGCCTGAAACTTCGCGTTTTTCATATTATTTATCCTCCATAAGTTCAATGTCTGTTAAATAGGCTGTCTGACCTCCGCCTGAAAACTCTGCTGTAAAAGCATCACTTAAAGCCTCAAAGAGCGGTGCCGGGTCCTCTCTGATCGCGGCTTCAAGTCCGCTTTTCGGCTTGTCGATCACGATATTAAACACTGCCTTAACCTTGATATGCATTATCTGGCCTCCCTTAATGTGTATTCTGTTTCATGAAGCAGTACCCCGCCCGGAATATGCAGCGGTACCAGCTTACCGGGGACCATGAGCCCCGGTTTAAAGTCCTCAATTTCTCTTTTGATACGGTTTCCGTTTTCGTCAAACAAAAACGCTTTAACTGCCCTGCTCATTTTGTTCTTTTCCTCATCTGAAATTGGTATATCTGTGTTGACTGACAGCATAAATATCTTTTTGCAGCTTTCAGGCATCCCCGCGCACTTGATGTTATACCAGGGTCTTTCTATGGGTTCCTGGTCTTCCTCTATGACGTGCTCAATATAGGTTTTCTGCCTGATAAATAATCCGAAGTCCCAGCACGTTTCAAGCTTCCAGCAGCAGAAGGCTGTAGGATGCACCGTAATACCCTTTGCGTCTTCCGGTCGGCCCTCGCAGTGGATAGAGTCCGTATCCGCGTAAATAAAAGCGTCATAGTTGGCCTGTGCCGCGCGGATCGTGAAGGCTCTGGCATAGGATGTGATAGCGGATCCGACCGCGATATAACCGGTCTTCTTTTTGTTCTCATCTACGATATGGTAGCCGACGCCGCCGTTTTCACCCTTAAAAGCCGTTTTAAAGCTGCTGTTTGAATTCATGGCAAACTTTCCGTATAAGTTATTTAAAAACAGTTTTGCCAATGTCCTCATGGCCCCTTTTGAATTCATTTTGATTTCTTTGTACTTATTGATATAAGAATCAAAAAGTCCTGTTTCCGTGTAGAACCAGCAGCCGTCCAGGATCTCAAAGTCTTTTAAAACGTAATGTTCCCGTAGTAAGTCATAATCTGTGCAGGTAAGTGTCAATGTCGGGATCATCTCCCGCCGGCTGCCGTCCCTGTCCCGGAGGTACTTCCAGGCGTCCCCGTTTTTGTCTATATAGTCCGAAGTGGTCAGCCACTGCGTAGACTTGTAAAAGGTGCTGCCCTTGATCTGAATTGTGGGAAGCTTGCCGGGCCTCAGATAAAAGCGGGTCCGGATCCTGACAAAATAATAGAGTCCGTTATTTAAGACCTTATCAGGGATATAATTTCCGGTCCAGAAGTGAGGCTTCCCTATCGGGTATATGTTCCCGCTCTCTGAGTGCATCATCGAAGGATAGAGGCTGTTAACGTCTGCCGTCCAGCCGCCTCCGATCACCTGCATAGCCCTTTCAGGTTTCACATAACACCAGCCGCCGTGATAAGACTTGTGCAAATATAAAAACGCGCTATCGGATCCGTAAACGCCCCGGTCTATCTCGATATCGTTCAGGTCAGGAAAGAGGATATTATAAAAGCGGTGTGCCCAGTGCCCCTTGTACTCACTCATGCAGCAGCTGCCTATGGTCATTTTGTCATGGCCGGCCTCATACATAAATTCCAGGGCTTCTTTGACCACCAGCACATCGTTTTTAATATACTCCTCTTCCTCCGGCGTGATCTCGCAGCCAGGATATCTGAGACCCTCATACTCCATCGTTAACTTTTGGTGTTTGGTGTTAAAGGCCTTTCCGATCTGAGCCACTGAGAAGGGCAGGAGCTTCAGGGAATCTCTGAATTCTATGATCTTTTTTCGGGTCTTTACTTTTAAAGAGTACCATTGGCCCATATACGATATCATATACTTATATGAGTGATCCGGCATCTTGTTATCCCGGAGCCACTCTTCACCGTCCAGCGCCTCTTTATAAGTTGTTTCATTCATGAGATGCCAAAGGATAAACTCGCCGTCAAACTTCAAATTGTGAAAATAGATGACCGCATGACACTTCATATTTAAAACGTAGTCCATAAATTCCTTTATGGAGTGAAAGATCTGAACGTCCTCAGTATACATTTCAACCAGGGCGGCGCTCCAAACGTCCGTTCTTGTCTGCCCTTCGTAAACTGTCGTTTCAAAGTCGGCGATGAAAGTTCTTAGCTTCTTAGGCCGCATCTTATCACCCCTCGTCTGTTATGCCGTAAAAGTCCATGAATTCATCTTCGGAAAGATCGGCCACGCTGTCAGGCATCATGCCATCCAGCGCATGGATAAAGCGCCATAAAAAGTAAGAGTCCCGCTCCCTGCTCTCATCTTCCTCATATATAAAGACCATTTCCAGATAGCCCTTGATCGTATCGCCCAGCTCTTCAAAGGCCTGAGCTACGGCGTCACGGCCAAATTTGGCTATCTTATCCTGGAGGACTGACCGGGCCTTGTTGGCCCTTCTGGGAGAGTCGGCAAGATTTCCGGAGATCAGATCCTCAGCCCATGAGAGCACGGCATCCGATACGGTGGGCGGCTCTTTTGGCTTTTTAGGCTTTAACCTCTCTTTGGCCTGCGCTATCAGGGCTTCTTTTTTCTTTTTATTTTCTTTACGGCTCTTCTGCCTTTTCTCTTCGGCGTATGCCTTATTACGTTTGCGAAGTTCCTTTTTAGAAACCTCCTCGCCGGTCCTCGGGTCGATCGCCTGGACAGCCCGCCTCTCAATTTCCTTTCGCGTCAGGTTTTGCAGCTTATCAATATCCCGCTTATTGGGCGGGTGATCCGGAATCTTCGGAAGCACAGCGCCAATAAAACCGGCTTCTTCTGCCCTTTTAATACGGGCGGCCGCTGCCCTCCTTGCCTTGTTGTAGGCTATTCTATTTGACATCTGCCGCGCTATCGTGGCCTTAGTTATTGCCAAGATTTCACCTTCTTTCTAAAAGGAAAGGCCCTGTTTGGGCCCTTCCTCCTTAAGTCCTTATCTCCTTCGCGTGTAAGTCTTCTTTTCCTCTTTCTTCTCTTCTGGCGCTTCCTCAGCGCGTCTCTTGCTTTCGGCAAACTCCTGAGAAGTGAGGATAACTTCAGTCGTGTATACTTTTGTGCCGTCTTCCCTCTGGTAGGAACCTGTCTCCAGTCTGCCGGTGACCGCGACCTTGACGCCCTTTCTTAACCACTTGTCCGCAAACTCGGCAGCCTTCCCGAAGCATTTACAGCGGATAAAGTCCGCCTCCGGCTGGCCCTCTGCCTTAAAGGCACGGTCAACAGCGATCGTATAAGATGCGATCACTGTACCGTTTCCGGTCTCTACAACTTCAGGATCTCTTGTAAGTCTTCCCATTAAAACGACATTATTCATTTACTTCTCTTCCTTTCTTTCTTTTAAAACTGAATTATCATAGAAAAACTGATCGCTCATCTCCCGGCGTTCCGTATAGTAAGTAACGCCAAGGATTTCGATAAAAACGCTTCCCTCGGGCTTGTTGGCCTTGACCCATGCCCGGGCCTTGCCTTCAAGCTCTTTACCTTTGAGCCGGTTCATGAGGGTAACTTCCTCAACGTTAAACCGGCTCTTGTCCGCGCCGTTAACATACCGGATCACGGCCACCGTGACCCTCATCTGTCTTTCGACCCTGTTTCGCTGCATTCTTTTCACCTCCTTTATAGTTGGCCTGATAAGGGTTATCCTGATCCAGCTCATGAATCACAGCCTCACATGCTGCAATAGTGATAAGGCAAAGATGTTTCGTTTCATGTCTGTATGACTTCATATTCCCATACCGGGCGTCCCGGTACTCTTCAGGCGTCATCTTATCTTTTCCTCGCCTTAAAATAGCGCTTTCCCTCTGATAGTTCTTCAGGGCCTCGCGCCGGAATTCCTGGCACTTCTGGATGATCTCAGCCATATTGTCTATTACTTCATTTGCTTTCATTGAAATAGTCTGCCTCCTCACTGTAGATCATTTCCGGATGCTGCCGGATCAGTTCCAAAAGGGCCACCTCATGCCTTGCCAGGTCGGAAAGGATCTGGCCCAGAGCCCAGAAAAGATAGAACTGCCCGAATACAAGTATCATCAAAATGATAGATATGATCGCAGTATCAATTGTCATTTTTTATTGCTCCTATTTTGTAATTTAATTTTATAGAATTCCAAAAGCTGACAGCCTCAGCAGCTCTTTTGAAAGCCGGACCCTGTGCGCCGCAGTATAAGCAGTGCACAGCAAAAGAGTTTCCGTACACAAGCAGATCAGTAAATGGAGATTTGCAGAAAGGGCACTTGCTTATATGCTTGTTTCGAGCGTCCTTGATATAGCTGATCATTCCGTCCCTCCCAGGATTGCGCTTATCTGATCCAGAATATAGTTAACATTAACTTTCATAGCTTTCACCTTTTCCCTGATCCACTCTATATCGTCGCTGTCATAGATCTTCTTATTCCGTTCATTTGACAGCGCTTTGATCCATACGTCCGAAAAGTCTGCGTCAATGGCAGGGTAAACGCTGTTCCACTTTTTAACGGCTTCTTCCGGGGTTTCACAGCTGGGGCCCATTGTTAAACAATCGCGACAGCATAACCAGGATGAAACACCACCATTTGCTAACATAAGCCTTTCAGATCCGCAGAACGGGCAGGATCTGACTTCAAAGTTATCAATCTTCATCGTCTCCCTCCATTTCCTTATATAACTCCGCCAGTTCCAACAGGTACCCTTCCACCTGATCAAGTGAACCGGAAGCGTAGACCTCACGGCCAGGACCGACCAGGGCATAGACGCCGGCGTGCTCCATCAGGTCCAGCGCCTCGCCACGGTATACCTGATAGGCCTGATCAGAGAGTAACTGATAGGCGTTAACTTCCTTAAATCTTTTTCCTGCATACTCAATTGTTCCGTTCATCCTTTAACCTCCTTTAAGTGCATCATCTTTTGACAATATTATAGTATCATAAATGCAGAATATTTACAAGACCCGTTACATTGAACTATTTTGACTTTTATTTGACTTAAAATTCAATACATGATAAAATCAAAGAAAACAGGAGGTTTTAAAATGCTGGACACTGTTTATCAGATGATCGCCGCAAACAGCCTCATCAAGCTGCTGATCCTGGCTATCATCCTTGATACCGTCTTAGGCACCGGCCGCGCCGTAAAGGAACATAAGTTTAATTCTTCGGTAGGCATCGACGGCGCTATCCGAAAAGTGATGATGCTTGTATCTGTCGGCGTCCTTATGGTATCGGATGTGATCATCCATATCAACGCGGCGGCTTTTGTACCGGAAAGAGCGCTGAATATCATAGGCCTTGAAAAGGTCGGCTTATGTGAGCTTTTCGCGCTCCTTTTTGTGATCTACGAGGCCGTTTCTATCCTTAAAAATATGATGCTTTGCGGTCTGCCGGTTCCGGCAAAAGTAAGAGAGATCCTCTTAACTTTCCTCGATAACATGACTGCGGAGCTGCCGGAGGTGAAGGAACATGAGCAAAACATTTAAACAGGCTGACTATGGCTATGTTGGCGGCGTCTCAATGGCTAATGCCGGATGCGGACCGTCCGCCCTGGCTGCTATCATCTATAATAAGGATACCGGGGTAACGCCCGCGAAGGTTGCGGAGTGGCTTAGGAAAAACGGCTATTTTTCCGAAAACGGCACGACCCGGACAGGCGTTACCCGCGCACTGGCGCACTACGGTTTTCAGTCTCTATATCTCACGCCGGAGCACTCCGGCAATATCGAATGGAAGACGGCCCTCGAAGTCATGAAGGCCACCCATGAGGGCCGGATCTGGGCGATCGCGCTTGTGGTCGGCAGGAAAAACGGCGGCAAGAGTGACTACTGGACCAGCGGCGGACACTTCCTCGCGATCACCGACTACAAAGACGGCATGTTATACGTCAGGGACTCCGGAGCCAGAAACCGGACCGGCTATCACAGCCCGGACCTTTTAAAGGGCGATGTTAACGCCGTCTGGATCATCACGGAGGTTTATTAATGCCTGAATTTATGCCGCGTCTTACGGATGCCGGAATGCGGGGAAGTCCTTATTGGTATGACTGGAACCCTTTTTACCTCTCCGGAAACGGACTGCCAAATTGTACCTGTTACGCCTGGGGCCGCGTTTATGAGGCTACTGGGATCAGGCCGAGAGATGACTGCTTCAACGGAAACGCGCGGGACTGGTGCCGGACAAGTCAGGCTTACCGGCAGGGCATGGTACCAATGCTGGGCGCGGTGGCCTGCTGGTGGTATGAGCCCTATGGGCACGTGGCCGTAGTAGAACAGATCTATCCGGACGGAACCGTAGTCGTTTCCGAGTCGGGCTATTCCTCACAGAAGTATTTCAAACTGGCAACGATCAGACCGGAAAACGGCTATCTGGAGGACTGGATGCCATCATCCGGCTACTATCTTCAGGGCTTTATCTACCCCGAGGGCGTCTCCGGAGTTGGCGCCAATTATCAATGGATCTCATTTCATGACTATGAATCGACTTCCTACCGATCACCTGAAATCGTCAATAATTGTTACTGCCTGGCTTCCGCCCTTCTGGTTAAGGGATGGAGCATCAACGCGATATGCGGCCTTTTAGGAAACGCTATCTATGAGTCCTACATGGCCCCGGATATGCAGGAAGTCGGCGGTACGGGCTTTGGCATTGTCCAGTGGACGCCCCCGGAAAAGCTCACAGACTGGCTGGACGCTGAAGGGTATACCAACTGGAGAACAGATATTCAGGTACTGGGATATGGTGAGGCGGACAGAATCGACTGGGAGATAGACAATTACCCTCAATGGATCGCGACCGGATCCTATCCTTTATCATTCCGGGAGTTTTCAACCAGCACACAAACACCCGAGTATTTAGCCAGCGCGTTTCTATATGATTATGAGCGCCCCGCTTCATACGCTACGGAACAGATCCGGCGGGACAACGCCAGCTGGATCTATGGTATCTTTATGCAGGCCCCGCCCGGTATGCTGGTACCGACCGGTCGGGGAGAAAAGAAGGACCCGAACAAATTGACCTTATGGCAGATGATAAGGTATCACTGATTAAATAAGATAAGAAAGGAATGGCTATATGATCAAGAGCAAAGATGAGATCATCCAGGCGCTGACCGCTGCCCTGGGTACCGAAGACAATGACCTTACGATCATTGAAGACGTGACCGACACGCTCACGGACTTTGAGACAAAAACGGCCGATAATACCAATTGGCACGAAAAGTATGATGAGCTTGACGCCTCATGGCGGCAGCGCTATCATGACCGCTTCACCGGCGCGGCGGATCCTGAAGAGGATAAGGTGCCGGAAGTTACCGAAAAACTTACATATGAATCACTTTTTGAGGAGGAATAATATATGCCGCATAGAGTAGCAGTTTCAAGGCTTAACGCCTCTACAGTAGATATCTTAAACGTCATCCGTCAGAATGCTTCGATGGAGTATCAGGCCCTTGTGCCTGAGATCGGCACGACCCAGGATATCCCGAGAGTCGGTGAGGCGATCTTTGGAAACCCGGGCCTTGCCAACCAGTTCATCTTCGCATTGATGAACAGGATTGCCGCGGTCCGGATGAAGTCCATGAACTTTAATAACCGCTTCGCTTCTCTGAAGAAAGGCTATCTTGACTTCGGCGAGGTGGTCGAAGAGGTCTTCGTTTCCATGGCCAAGGCAAGAGAGTTTTCAGAAGAGAAGGCCGAGGCGAGGGAGTTTAAGCGCACACTTCCGGATGTCAGGAGCGCTTTCCATATCATTAATTGGCAGGTGCAGTATCCGCTGACCATTGAGCAGCAGAGATTAAGGCAGGCCTTTCTCACTCCGGACGGCATCACGGATTTTATCGCCAAGCTGATCCAGTCCGTTTATACCGCAGCCGATTATGATGAGTTTCTCCTCTTCAAATATCTTCTGATCAAGGGTATTGCGCATGGCGAAATGTACCCGGTCAGTGTTGATACAACAGATATCAAAAATGCGGCCGTGGCTTTCCGTGGTACATCAAACCTGCTTGAATTTCCGGCAAAGACCTACAACAGGGCAGCTGTGACAACAGCGACCGAAAAGGCCGACCAGTATATCTTTATGGATGCGCGCTTTAACGCCCAATACGACGTTAACGTTCTGGCCGCTGCCTTTAACATGGACAAGGCCGACTTCATGGGCCGGCTGATCCTGGTTGATAACTGGACCAGCTTTGACAATGAACGCTTTGACGTGATCCGGGATAACTCAACCCAGATCGAGGAAGTCTCGGCCTCAGAGCTGGCATTGATGAACGGCGTTGTTGCTGTCCTTGCTGATCAGGAATATTTCCAGGTTTACGACAACCTTTTTGAGATGTCCGACACCAAGGTATCATCCGGCCTCTATTGGAACTATTTCCTCAACGTTTGGAAGACCGTTTCAACCAGTCCGTTTTCTAACGCGGTCGTATTTGCGTCGAATGTAACTAATTTTGTACCGAATGCCTTCTCCGCAACAGTCGCTTCTGTTTCAAAGTCTGAAGAAGCAATGATCATCACTCTTGAGATCGATCAGGCAGCGCAGCTTTCTCATGCGTCTATGGCGGTCAACTTTGTACAGGACCAGGCCGCGACAGCTGCCGGCATCGCAGTTGTGAAGGCCGGCGCTTATATCATCCCTGCCGGCGACGATATCAACCTGGTACCGGTCGCACAGATCGGAAATGCGCTGTATAATGGTACGGCGATCACCAATGTGACAGCCGCCGGTGATACCATTAACTTTACCAAACAGTAATACTTTTTTTCCCTCCCTGGCCCCTTAACCGGGGAGGGCTTTTTATAAGTGAGGTTTTGATATGGAAATTTTAAACAATACGGTGATCATTCAGGCTGAACTTGACATGGAAACGTATGTCATGGTCTTAAAAATTCCTGGCAAGATGCTGTTTGATCTTTACAGCAACGGCAAAAGATGCATTGTCAGACTTCCATTTGATACGGATGAAAACACTCAGATTTATGAGTTTGATATCACCTTTGCATCAAAGATATATGCAGGCAAACATGGAGACCAGCTCGTTTATAATTTTCTGGCGACTTTTTACATGAGCGGAAGTACCCAAACTTTAAATTTTGAAGGCAATGCAGACAATGAGCCGTCGTACTATCTGGAAGGCTAAAGGGGTGATCATATGTCGCTTATCACACCTAACAGCACGATCAGTCTTTTAAATAATGTGCCCCTGGACTCAAGATATCTTGATACCTTCTCATGGGAGAATATCGCCGCCCAGGAGACTTATTTTAGTGGCCATGTTAAAAGGACCTTCACCGCACAGACCTACGCGAGGCATGAGCGGGGGACGCTCCGGGTCCAGTGTAAGGCGGATGATGTTTATGACTGTAATTATATGATGTTCCGCAATACTGACTTTGGCGCCAAGTGGTTTTACGCTTTTATTGAAAATGTAGAGTATATCAATAACTCAGTGGCCGAGATCCGTTTTAAGATCGATCCAGTGCAGACATGGTACTTCGAAACGTCCTTCGCCCCCTGTTTTGTGGAGCGGATGCACGCAGCGCGTGACCAGATCGGAGACAACATCATGCCGGAGCCGGTGGACGTGGGCGAATATGTGTATAACGATTATGACAAATTGACAGCCGCCTATACCATTGGCGTTGTGCTGATCTCCATTATTGACGTGAACCAACAGTCAGGGACAGCGGCCACTGCTGACGTACACTCTTACGAGGGCGTGATTTCAGGATCTACCCTCTGGGCATATCGGGCAGATGATATCGAGGGAATCAATGCCAAGGTGGCCGAATATATCCAGAAACCGGACGCGATCATAGGTATGTATATGGCTCCGCCCCTGATCCTGCCTGGCGGGATGCCGGACACCGGCGGTTATAAGGTTGCTGACAGGTCCGTAGGTCAGACACATGATGTGCCTGTAGCCTCGATCACTGATTCAACCCGGCTTGATGGCTATCTACCTAAAAATAAGAAGCTCCTGACTTATCCCTATAACATGTATATAGCGGATAACGCCAACGGCACAGATCTTGTTATCCGGTATGAATTCTGCTCCGGTCTCCAGCCGCACTTTATTGTGTACGGAAACTGTACCCAGCCGGTAGAAGTCGTTTTAAGACCTGTCGGCTATAAAGGTTCAGGTTCCGGACCTCTCCAGACAATGGCTCTCTCCCTTAAAGGCTATCCCATGTGTTCCTGGAATGTTGATACCTTCAAGGCCTGGGTTGCCCAGAACAGCCTGCCTATTGCCGGATCCGTGGCCATGGGCGCCGCTCAGGCGATCATTGGCGGCGTGACCGGAAACCCGGCAGCGGTGGCCGGCGGCGTAGGTTCCATTTTTAACACAGCAGTTAATGCAGTTAAAGAAGGCTACCAGGCCAGCATCAAGCCGGACATGGGAAAGGGCAACTTTAACACCGGAGGCGCCAACTATGGCCACCTGTTCCAGTGCTTCTACGGCGGGCGGGCATCTGTCAAGGCGGAAGTAGCCCGAATGATCGATAACTTTTTTGACGCTTACGGCTATGCCCAGAAGAAAATATTGACGCCGGTCAGGACGCTGAGGCCGTATTGGACTTATATCAAAACAGCCGGGTGTGTTATCCGGGGATCTATTCCGGAGGATGACCGGGCCGCGCTGGCAGCGATCCATGATAACGGAATCAGGTACTGGAAAACGTCCGATATCGGAAACTATACGCTGGATAACAGTCCGGGCTAGGAGGTGAACATTTTTGCCAAGGCGAAGAAAAAATAAAAGAAGCTTTTTCGAAGAAAGCGCAGCGCTGAACAACGCTTACTATAACCAGTATTCAAAGAGGCTCTGCGAACTTTCTATATCCATGTTTAAATATGAGAACCTTCCGGAGTCCGTAGATCCAAGGTATCTTGAAATGACGCTCTTTGAAACAGGGCAGGCGGTCTTTTTTGAGGATGAAGTCATGGGATACCTGGCCTTAAAGTGCACACTGTCCGGTCAGTTTGACGTCTACCGAGTGCCGGTCGGCCGCATGGCCTACGCGGATAACGGATATACAAGGCAGCTGTCTAATAAGGATTCTGTCATTATTTACAATAATTATCTCCGGACTAATTCCGTCGATGATGTCCTGCTTTTTGCAAGGCGGCTTTATAACCTGGACCGGATCATTGACGTTAACGCCAATGCTCAGAAAACGCCGATCCTGATATCCTGTGATGAAGATATGCGGCTGACCATGCTGAACCTCTTCAAAGAGTTTGACGGAAACGCGCCTGTGATCTTCGGGGACAAGCGGATCACGCCGGGTGCCCTTCAGGTTCTTTCTACCGAGGCGCCCTATGTCGGTGACAAGCTGACACAGCTTAAAACGAACATCTGGAACGAGGCCCTTACTTATTTAGGTATTCCTAACCTGACCGTTAACAAAAAGGAAAGGCTCATAACAGATGAAGTGATGAGGAGTCAGGGCGGCGTGATGGCTTCCAGGCAGTCAAGGCTTCAGGCCAGGATAGAAGCAGTCGATAAAATTAATGAAATGTTTGATCTGGATATCAAGGTATCATTCCGGGATGACATGAGCATTGATGAGGATCTGCCGGATCCGGAGGAAAGCGAGGAGGTTTTGGAAGATGAGTAGATACACCACAGAGCTTCGGAACATCCTTGCCATGCTGGCCGGCTGGGAGGAGCCGGAGGAAGAAGGCGGCTTTGATCAGCTTTCCCCGGAGCTGGGAGACGTGGAAGAGATCATATCAAAAGCGCGTCCGAAGATCTTTGATTTTGATTACACGCTTTTTGATCCGGCATATAAATCAGTCCTTGAAACTAAGATCCTGCGGCACTTTTATATGCGCGAGATCGGGTTTGAGACTGCCGGCCTCTGGCGGCTGAAGCTCAGAACGAAGCTGATCGAGATCTTACCCTATTATAACCAGCTTTACCAGTCTGAACTTCTGGAGTTTAACCCGCTCTATGACGTGGACCTTCAGACAGAACATACCAAAGAGGGCGAGGGTGAGTCTTCCTCACAGTCTACTGACTATTCAAGCCGGCAGGACACCAGGCAGACCTCCGGAACCTCCCAGATGACAAGCCACGATGAAGGAACCCACGTTAACAAGTACTCTGATACGCCCCAGGGCACGATCTCAGGACTTGAAGACGGTATATATCTGACGAACGCCTCAATTGATAATGACACGTCAGACGGTACCCAGTCCGGCACAACAAGCGGAACTGAAAACTTTGGTTCCGGGACCTCCGGAGGCGGCACGACGTCCGGGAACTATACGGACACGGAAAGTTACACCGAGCACGTTTTAGGAAAGACCGGCGGCGCGTCCTATTCATCAAGGCTGACGGAATTCAGGGACACGTTTTTAAACATTGATATGATGATCATTGATGAGCTGGAAACGCTCTTTATGCACTTATGGTAAAGGAGGTTTGCAAAATATGGGAGTAGATTATACGCCGACTTTCGGAACTTATAAAATGACCGGTTCCTTCAGGTTCTGGTGTCAGAAGGTCCTTCCTCTGGTATATGATGACAGTCTGAGTTATTATGAACTGCTTTGTAAAGTGGTCGGGTATCTTAATAATGTGATCGAAAACGTTGACACGCTAAACGGAAACATTGACGCCCTGAAAGATGCCTATGAGCTCTTGCAGGAATATGTCAATGGTTACTTTGACTCATTGGACGTTCAGAATGAAATAAATAATAAACTTGATGATATGGCCAGTGATGGAAGCCTTGCCGTGATCCTGGATCCGATCATCTCAGAGGAAGTGAGCGCGTGGCTGGCCCAGCATATCACACCCACAACTCCGGCCATTGATAACACGATGACGGTATCAGGAGCGGCTGCGGATGCCGCGGCGGTCGGAACCCTCTTTAACAGGACGGTGACCTTCAGAAAGGAGCTTACCGGTGGAGAGGATATGGACACGCTGGCCCAGGCAGGCTTTTATTATAAGCAGTATAATGTTCCGATCACGAATGGCGTTAATAACAACCCGGCCAAGATCATTACTTTCTCAAGGCCCCTTGCGGGCACGATCGGAGCAGTGCAGCTCTGGTTTGATGTTGCCACTAATAAAATGTATTTCAGGACCCGAAGGACAGAAGAGGACGCCTGGGGCGCCTGGGCTACTTTCGCGGATCAGGAGGAAGCACTGACATTCAGGGAACAGCTGGCCCAGGGTCAGGATGTAAATAGCATCCTCCAGGCCGGATATTATTACACGGTGGCCAACCGGCAGCTTGTGAACGCGCCCAATGACAGACAGGCCAAGCTTGTTACATTCTCCAGACCTTCAGCAGGAAAGGTCGGAGCAGCGCAGCTCTGGTTTGACGTCAACCAGAACAGACTTTATTTCAGGACCAATCTTTCAGCCAATACAGACTTTTCAAATTGGAAAGAGGTTAAGGCTTATGATGCCATGAGGAACACACACGCCGAGTGCTATGCTGCCTTTATCAAAGAGATGAAGCGGATTGCAAACCAGATCGGCTGCTCTGCTGATACTGTGATCACCAGCCCCAACGGTAACTATTCGACCATGAGCACGGCCCGCGATATGCTCCGGGTGCTGCTTTACGCCTGGGGTTTTGAGGAGATCTCCCGGATCTGGTCTACCTACACCCGGACCTTTAAAACGTCCGTCGGAGATAAGAGCCTTACATCTACCATGTTTAATTCCGCCTATACGGCAGGCGCCCCGATCGTCGGCGGCAAACCCGGCATCATCGGCGCTACAGGTACCCATGAGCTGGTGGCCAACCTTTGCATGATCTCTCTTCTGGATCCTGATTCAGCGACTCCCAGATACGGGGCCGGCGTGGTGATGGGCGCGAAGTCAGACGCCAAGCGCTTCTCCGAGATGTCAAAACTCATGGCCGGCATGAAAGCCGGAACCGCTTTTAATGATATCACTTTTGATTCTGAGTATATCATCGGCGCCTATGCGTATGCCGGCGGTAAAGGGTCCTTTAACTCTGAGCAGTTTCCGCTGGGCGTGGCATACGGTGAGAAGGCAGCTGATACCCAGTTCCCGACAGCCTCAACGGTCAAGATCCTGACAGCTATAACTGTGATGACGCACGCAGCCGATCTTGATGATCTTGTGACCATCTGTCCTGCAGACGTAACCACCGGAACAGGAAACATCTTTGTATCCGGTGAGATTGTCACCGTCCGGGATCTTCTCTACTCACTTTTGATGATCTCGTCTAATACCGCGGCTGTTGCCCTGGCTCATTATATCGGGGACAAGCTCCTGAATCGTAAAATCATTGACAAACCCGAGGAGCCGTGATAAGATAATCTTGTCAGTTGTCGAAGTGTTTTCATAAGTATTTGTCACCTCCTTATTTCGAAAATGTGAATTAGTCAGGACACCAAAGAGGCCCCCTGCTCAAAAGGCAGAGGGTCTTTTTGCGTGGGAAGACTTTCCCAGGACTTTCCCGGGACTTTCCCAGGACTTTCCCAGGAGTTGGGATAGACTAACTCGAATGGCCGAGGGTGGATCACTGGCTAGCTCTCCTGGTTGAGAGGTCCGGAGGGGCGGTGCGATTGACTAGCGTTTTGGACAAATGTCGGAACGTGGATGCAGAACGGTGAGGGGGCGTGTTCGCAGATTGAGGAACGGGGAAAATGCGTTTGCGAATTTGTCCAATTGGTAATTACCTTTTT